GTGCCGTAAAAAGGGTGCGGCCAACTGGGGCAACAGCAAGAAGAAATAATGAGAGCCAGTGAGATAATCACAGAGAAGTGTTGGAAAGGATACACCAAGAAGGGCATGAAGACCATGTTCGGCAAACGTGTGCCCAACTGCGTCAAGAAAGAGGACGTAGACTTCTGTGTCAACTGCGGTGAGTTGGTTTTCGCGGAATCACTCAACGAGGACCTCAAGAAATGGTTCAAGGACAAATGGGTGCGTTTTGGTCCAGATGGCAAGATCAGGGGCGACTGTGCAAGGGGTTCCAGCAAGGAAGGAAAACCCAAGTGCCTACCAAGATCGAAAGCACACGCACTGGGCAAGAAAGGCAGGAAGTCCGCGGCAAGTAGAAAACGTAGAGAAGATCCAAGCAAGAACAGGCGTGGCAAAGCCAAGAACGTGAAAACAAAGAAGTAATATGAAATTCATAATCATAAACGGAACACTGAAACCAAGCACAGAATCAAACACTTCGGTTGTTTGTGAGATGGTCAAGGTAGGTTTTGAAAAACTTGGGCATGAGTGTGAAATAGTAAACACAGCAGAATTAAACTACAAAAACAGCACACAAGACGAAGACGATGATCTACGTCCAGTGATACACAAGATGATACAGCCAGACATGAGCGGTATCATTATTGCCACACCTATATGGTGGGGTATGTTCAGCAGTCACACACAGGCACTGATTGAGAGACTGGACTACATAGACACCTGGAGCATTGACGGAAATGATTACAAACCAATGTTTGGCAAGGTGTTTGGTAGCATTGTGTCGGGCGGGGTAGACGGTTGGCAACACATCACAGGCACACTGGCCAGTTTCGCATCTAACCTAGCACTGACAACACCACCACTGTGCAACATAGAATCTGAAGCACAGGGCAGGGACGAGATACTGCAGGATTCAGAGACCATAGGCATGGTCAAGAGTTTGGTAAACAACATGATCGTGTGGGCAGAGGCCATGGAAAAAGGCGACGTTGCGAAAAGGGCCAGACACAAAGGCCACGTAGAATAATACAAAAGTTTTTTTACAATAAAAAAGTCTATAAGTATCCACATATGTGTGGTATATTGTATTCCCAAGATTCAACAGGATTTTCAGATCTTGAGATGTTGAAAAGACGAGGGCCAGAAGGTTTCACCGAGCAGACAAATGAGCTTGGCTACTTTGCTCACAGCATGTTGAACACCATTGGCGATAGTACCCCACAGCCATACCATACAAAATCTGGTATCCTATTGTACAACGGTTCAACCTACAACAGTGGATCAAACAATGACACAACATGGATAGGTGAGAAATTGGATGACAACCTTGACCACACCATTGATGTGGTTAGAGAACTGAATGGAGAATACGCCTTCATTTATGTCACAGAAAAGAATGTTGTGTTTTGTGTTGATCATTTTGACAATAGGAATTTATGGATATACCACGACAAAGACACACGTCAACTTACCCTTGCAAGTGTGCCAAGTGTGATAAGTCAAAAACACGAAAATTCATGGCGTGCTGATGGAAATAAAATTTACATATTAGACAGGTATGATTTTTCACTTAACATTCTATCTAACAAAGTGTTTGATTTGGATCAAAAAACTAATAATTTTGATCATGTATTTGAAAATTTTGAGCAGGCTGTAAGATCTAGGTATAGACCGGGCATATCTGCTACTCTATTAAGTAGCGGTTTTGATTCTGGTGTTGTTGCTTGTGCAACACAAAAAATTTTTGGAGCCGTCGATTGTGTTGGTGACCCAGATAAAGAAGACATTGCTATTTTAAAAGAAAGGATTGCATTACATAAAGCAGTAATAATTCCAAACTACCAAGGTCATCAAGAAGACAAGGAAAAAATGTTCCATGGAATATTGTCAAGAAATGATGTATGGGACGATTCATCTGTAAACCCGATAATAAATTTACTAAAAAAATATTTCATTAAACGGAATAAAAAAATAGTAATGACCGGCAACGGATCTGATGAAATCTACAATGATTGGCAGAAACAAGTGAACGGACACAAATGGAGTAAGACCAATGGATCATTCCCTTCATCACTTAATCTTGTATGGCCATGGTACAACTTTAGTGGTAGAATGCAATTAGTAAACACGAGGACTGATTTTATAGCAGGCTATTTTGGCCTGGAAACAAGGAATCCGTTGCTTGATGTAAATTTAGTGCAGGCCTGGCTTAACACCACCTGCAAATTAAAAAATTCATACAAATCATGGATAAAGGCATACTTTGACCAAGAAAAGTACCCGTATACCATGAAAAAAATGCACGGATTCAATAAAGAGTACCAACCGGATACATGGAAAATCATCAAAAACGATAATGTCAGGCATACACCACTGCATGGCGAAAATTTCGTTTCATAACAAAAAATAATTTGCAACTATTGTAAATCTGTTATATACTTGTTAGATAACAACAGGAGAAACAAATGGCAGTAAGAAACTTCAATGACGCTGAAAAGCAGAAATTGATCCAGATCATTTCCCAGGGCTCACAGGTGCTAGGTGAGGTAGAGGACTTGAAGGGTGGATTGAAAGACACAGTAAAAGCAATCGCAGAAGAACTAGAATTGAAACCAGCACTGATCAACAAGGCGATATCCGTTGCACACAAGGGCAACTACCAGAACATTGCTGACGAGATGGATACGCTGGAGAGCATACTTAACACGGCCGGCAAACTTTAATGTTGGACAAAGTCAGATCATTCTGGCTTCGCAGTTTTGAGAGTGACAAGACGGCGTTCTACTTTGAACTGGTCAGTTTCATTTTCACGGTTGCGGCCAGCATGACCCTGGCGATATCTGCCAGAGACCCCAACATGCTCATAGTGTATCCGGCATTCTTCGTTGGTGCCACCACACAGTGTTACGCATCATACAGGAGAGGTGCGGCATGGGTAATGATTTTGACTTTCTACTTCAGTTGTGTTAATATATTTGGATACGGCGTGGCCGCAGGATGGTGGTAAGATGAGTTACATAGATGCATTATACAAGAAGGACGAGGACAAGATATACGTCGTGGAACGTGATCCAAAAAAGGGCAGGATATTCACGGAGTATGATGCCAGGTACGTGTTCTACTACGAGGACGCAAGGGGCAAACACAGGTCAATGACCGGTGCACCATTACAGCGGGTGCAGTGTGCTACACACAAGGAATTCATAAAGGAACAGAGGATAAGATCCAACAAGCAACTGTACGAGAATGACATCAATCCCGTGTTCAGGTGTTTGGAAGAGAACTACTTGGGCAAGGAGACGCCCAAATTGAATGTGATGTTTTTTGACATTGAAGTTGACTTCGATCCAGATCGGGGTTACTCAACAACAGATGATCCGTTCATGCCCATAACTGCCATAAGTTGTTACATGAGCTGGACGGACCAACTGGTCACCTTCGCTGTGCCACCAAAAACAATCAGCATGGATGATGCCAAAGAGCTGATAAAAAGGTTTGACAACACCATGTTGTTCGAGAAAGAGAAAGACATGCTAGACGCATTCCTGGAATTGGTACAAGACGCAGACATCTTAAGTGGGTGGAACAGTGAAGGATATGATATCCCATACACCGTGGGTAGAATACAGAAAGTGTTGAGTTCAGATGACACAAGGCGTCTTTGTTTTTGGGGTGAGAAACCCAAGAAGAGGGTGTTCGAGAAGTATGGCAGGGAGCAGTTAAGTTTTGATCTAGTAGGACGTGTACACTTAGACTTGCTTGAGCTATACAGGAAATACACGTATGAGGAAAGACACAGTTTCAGATTAGACGCAATAGGTGAACATGAGTTGGATGAGAGGAAAACGGTTTACGAAGGATCGCTGGATAACTTGTACAAAAACGACTTTGGATTGTTCATAGAATACAACAGGCAGGATACTGCATTGTTGGCCAAACTTGAAAAGAAATTGAAGTTCATAGAACTGGCCAATGAGATTGCACACCAAAACACTGTGCTACTACAGACCACAATGGGTGCAGTTGCAGTAACAGAACAAGCGATCGTGAACGAGACGCACAGACGTGGAATGCAGGTGCCGGCCAGGAAGTACAAGAAAGACGGTGAAGAGAACCAACCGGCGGCAGGAGCCCACGTGGCAACCCCACAGAAAGGAATACATGATTGGATAGGGTCTGTTGACATAAACTCACTGTATCCAAGTGTGATTCGTGCATTGAACATGGGTCCGGAGACCATAGTGGGTCAGATCAGACCCGTGATAACATCAGCAGAAATCAACAGGGCCAAACACGCCAAGAAATCATTCGCGGCGGCATGGGACAGCCAGTTTGGTAGTTGGGAGTATCAGGCGGTCATGAATCAAGAGAAGGGCACGGAGATAATCGTGGACTGGGAGGACAAGACCAGTGTGCGTATGAGTGCGGCACAACTGTACGAGATCATATTCGACGGCAATAACAAATGGATGTTGAGTGCCAACGGTACCATATTCACATACGAGTATGAAGCAATCATTCCAGGATTGTTGAAACGTTGGTATGAGGAAAGACAGGAAATGCAAAGGAAGATGCGTGACTGTGGAGACAACGAAATTGAAAGGGAGTATTGGGACAAGAGGCAACTTGTAAAGAAGATCAATCTAAACAGTCTGTATGGTGCAATCCTGAACCCAGGTTGTAGGTTCTTTGACATAAGGATTGGACAGAGTGTGACACTCACAGGCAGATGTATCACTAAACACATGGCCAGCAAGGTAAATGAGATTGTAGCGGGCAAGTACGATCACAAAGGCGAGAGCGTGGTGTATGGAGATACAGATTCCGTTTACTTCTCGGCATACAAGACACTACAGAAAGAGATCAACGAGGGTGTTATACCATGGACAAAAGATTCAGTCGTGGCACTGTATGACAGGATAGCAGATGAGGTCAACGGATCGTTCAAGTCATTCATGACCAAAGCATTCCACACACCAAGCACACGTGGAGAAGTCATAGCGGCGGGCAGAGAACTTGTGGCATCAAAAGGGTTGTTCATCACAAAGAAGAGATATGCTGTACTGTACTACGACAAAGAAGGTAAACGTGCAGATGTTAACGGTAAGGATGGCAAGATGAAGGCCATGGGACTAGATCTCAAACGTTCAGACACACCTGTATTCGTACAGGATTTCCTGAGTGATCTTCTATACATGGTACTACAAGGCAAGGAAGAGAAAGAGGTACTAGAAAAAATCAGCGAATTCAGGACAGAGTTCAAATCCAGACCAGGTTGGGAGAAGGGATCTCCCAAGAGAGCAAACAACATGACCAAATACACAGCGGCCGAGGAGAAAGCCGGACGAGCAAACATGCCAGGGCACGTGAGGGCCAGCATGAACTGGAACAGGTGCAGGGAGATGTACGGTGACAAATACAGTATGCCAATCACTGACGGTGCTAAAGTTATAGTGTGTAAACTGAAACAGAATCCATTGAGCTACACAAGTATCGCATATCCGGTAGACGAGATGCGTATACCCGAGTGGTTCAAGGAACTGCCGTTTGATGGGGATGCCATGGAGGCCACAATACTGGATCAGAAGATAGACAACCTAATAGGTGTGCTGGGTTGGGACGTGCAGTCAACAGAGACCACGAACACGTTCAACAAACTGTTTGAATTTTAAATACCACTATGTTAAGCATAGAAGAAATAAAACTACTGATAGAGAAACTAGAAAAAGTCAAAAAAGAAGATCTGCAGGAGTTGATAGATACTAATCTTAAAATATTGAAAGATATCGCATTGGCTGTAGACGCCAACAACAAGGAAATCATCGACAGGTTGGACAAGACTCCGGGGTGGTTCATTAAAGACCTAGAGCAGAAACAAAAGAACCCCACTGTTGATCCTATACTCGCAAGACAGATACAGACCAAGATATTCCAATTCGCCAAAACCAATCTCTACAACAGCCTAGAGATCGGACCAGGTGATGGCATGTTCTCAATGGATTTCAGATCATGGAGATTAAACTTCTTCTTGGACGTGCTATTAGACAGAGAGAACGTGATAAGAAAGAAGTTCAATACCAGGCACCACAAGTACCTCAAGTTCTACACCACACGCAACACGGAGTGTTCAAACATACCACAGGCCAGTTGTAATCTGGTATTCAGTTGGGACACATTTGTTTTCTTCACACAACAGCACGTGCAACAGTATCTGCACGACATCAAAAGGGTACTGATACCTGGTGGGTATGTTTTCATACAATATGCCGACTGCCACTACGATCAGGAGTTGGATCAGGCCAAGAGGGGTTACTGGAACTACAACACCAAGACCGCAATGACCCGGATTATCGAGGACGAGGGTTACGAGATCGTGGAAATGAATCAATTCCGACCCGGCGCCAGTTACGCCATATTCAAGAAGCCTGGTAAACAAAATCCAGCAGTGTACAAAGTTTCTGAAATAACACTAGACTAAGACCTAAATATCATATACAATAAGAACATTATGATAGACATCTTAAAAGACATCGTTAAACACACGCATGGACTGGGATTCTTGGATCTTGTCAAGATCACTGGGGACGATAAGGAAACTTCAATCGACTCAATGGCCGAAGACAGATCTGTGATCCTGCAAGGGTCTTTCCACAAGCCACAGGCAGAAATGTCTGGTACGTTTGGAATGCCTCAGATGGG